GATCGCGCTTTTCGCCTATTTTTTTTCGCCACATTTACCTAGTCAATCGATAATTTATGTCTGAAAACTCCACCGCACCGGCGATCGATATATTCGAACGATCTTTACCCGATAAATCGTTCGTTGCCGACATAGGATCCGGCGACGGAGGCGCGTCCCGGTACCTTAAAAACAAGGGCCATAACGTCGTCGAGATCGATTACGGCCGGGACGGGATCCGGTTCGAGGACCTAAAAGTCGAGAATTATTTCGACGGTTTGCACTGCTCCCATATGCTCGAACACTGCAAAAACCCGGGAATTGTCCTCGATAAATTCCGCGATATCGTTACGCCAGGGGGGTATATATGTTTGATTGTCCCGCCGGCGAAACATAACGTCGTCGGCGGACATTTAACGCTATGGAATGCCGGGATCCTGCTTTATAACCTGGTCCGCGCGCATGTCGACTGTAGAGACGCCAGGATCCGGAGTTACGGGTATAACGTCGCGGTCGTATGCCGTAATTATTGGGCGGAATACGACGACGACTCGTTATTCGAGGATAACGGCGATATCGAGAAACTCGCGGAGTTCTTTCCGTTTCCGGTCTCTCAAGGTTTCGACGGCCGGATCGCCTCGCACAACTGGCGGCCGTTTCCCAAAGTCTAAACATGGCGAAACGTAAAGACGGGGACGGCGCCGTATTCGCGGACCTCGATCGCCTCGAGGTTAACGCCGACCAGCTCGCGGAGTTATTCGGCGTCCAGAAAAACACGGTTTTGCATTGGGCGCGGGAGGCCGGAATGCCGCGTATTGGGCGCGGCCGGTACTCGTTAAAAGATTGCGTACACTGGCACAACGACAAATTACGAAACGCGATCGAGGGCGGGTCGGATATCACGGAGGAGCGCCGGCGATTGATATCCGCCCAACGACAGCGACACGAAATCGAGGCCGCGCGGCTCCGCGGCGAATTGATCGACGCGGAGGAGGTCGGGACATGTTTAAACGAGCTCGCGGTTATATTCTCGACACAGCTCGACGGGCTCGGGGCGAAGTCGGCGCCGGCGTTACGCAATATCGCGGACACCGCGGAAATACGGCGGATCCTATTAGATGAAACGCGGAGCATTAGACGAACAACGAGCGCAGCGGTCCAGACTTTCGCAGCAACTTACGCAGGTCTCGAAAATAGTCGAGCCGCCTCCCGATAGGGACGCGGGCGAGTGGGCGGACGCGAGTCGTATTTTACCTCCTGAATCTCCGGAGCCGGGTCCCTGGCGGACCGATCGCGCGGGTTTCTGGCGGCCGATTTACGCCGCATTCAGCGATGCCGTACATGAGACGATCGTCGTCGTTTGCGGCGCGCAAATGGGCAAAACGGAAGCGATATTTAATATCATCGGACACCGTTTTGACGACGGGCCGTATACGCCGACACTGTATATCGGTCCGACCGAAAAACAGGTTAAATCGATCTCCCGGGACCGCGTCGATAAGATGCTCCGCTCGACGCCGTCGTTATGGGAGAAAACCGAAAAGGGCCAGCGATACGGCGTCGGCGAAAAGTGGATCGCCGGCGTCCGGCTTGGTTTTGCTTGGGCGGGATCCGCGACGGAGCTCGCCAGTCATCCGGCGGGGCTCGTCCTGGTCGATGAACGGTCGAGAATGGTCTCGGACGTCGGCGGCGAGGGCGATCCCGTCGTCCTGGCGTCGGCCAGGGCGAAAAATTTCCCGAATCGGAAAATCGGAATATTTTCGACGCCGACGGAGGAGGGGGTCTGTCCGACCTGGTCGCTATTCGAATCGGGCGAAATCAATTTACTCGCTTTTCCATGTCTCGAATGTCTCGAGTATTTCGTCCCGGTCCTGGCGCTCCTCCAATGGCCGGAGGGATGCACGCCGGACCAGGCTTTAAAACAAGCCTACGTCGTATGTCCGCATTGTGGCGGGATTCATACGGATAACGAGAAATCGACACAGCTTGGGGCCGCGCAATTTATCCGCCATCGGCGAATATCCCGCGACGAAAAATCCGACGGCGCCGTATTCGGTAAATACCTCCCGGATCCGGACGCGCCGACACTCCGGACCGCCGGTTACTGGATTTCCGGACTCGCGAGTCCCTGGGTCAGTTTCGGCGAGACCGCGAAAAAGGTAATCGAGGCGCACAAATCCGGCTCGATAGAGACAATACAGGGCGTCGTAAATACTTACGGCGGCGAGCTATTCCGCGAACAAGGCGACGCGCCGGACTGGCTCGAGGTCCTCGAGAATCGGGACGATTACCCGCCGCGGACGATCCCGCGGGGCGTTCAAGTAATTACACTCGGGGCGGACGTCCAAAAATACGGCATTTACTACGTTATCCGCGGATGGGGCCATAACTCGGAGTCCTGGTTACTCGATCAGGATTATTTAACAGGTCAGACGGATCATGACGCTGTTTGGAATGCACTCCGGAACGTTATACAGGCGCCTATACTAGACCGGCCGATCGACCGGGCGTTTATCGATTCCGGATACCGTCCCGGGGACGTCGTCGTCCGGCCGGACCATGCTGTTTATACCTTTTGTCGGGCGATCCCTGGCGTCGCCTATCCGACAAAGGGCCGCGACGTTTTGGATCGGCCGTATTACTTCCGGGCGATCGATTACACGGTCGGCGGCGCCACAATTAAGGGCGGCGTAAAACTATGCCATATCAATACGGACTTTTTTAAACGATGGGTCCATTCCCGTATCAAATGGCCGGAGGGCGAATCGGGCGCGTGGCATTTACACAACGAGACGACCGAAGATTACGCGCGCCAGGTCGTCGCGGAGGAGCTCGTTACCCGCGCGAGCTCGGGTCGTATGATCTGGGTTATCCGGGACCGTAATAATCATTATTTCGACTGCGAAGTTAACGCGACATGCGCCGCGTATTCGTTAAATGTTCATAAATTACCGCCAGTTACTTACGAGACGCCGGCCGATAGTTCAACGCCGAATCAAGTTTCGGCGCCATCGGGAGGGTATAACCGCCGCGACATAATTTAGACAATTCCCGAAAACCTGATATAAAACCGCGATATGACAACACTCGCGGAAAAACAAACGGAGCTCGCCGCGGCGAAAAAGGCACTCGCCGCCGCGGAAAAGGTCGCCGCCTATAGCCAGGGGGACCGCCAGCAAACCCGACAACAGCTCGAGCCGCTCGAGCGCCGGGTCGCGCGACTGGCGAGAGAGGTCTCGGAATTAACCGCCGCGCAGGCCGGCGCAAATAACCCGCTCCTCGTTACGCCGACATGGACTTAATCAGTCTATTCGGCCGGATCCTCCCGGGGCGGACGGCTCAATATCTCGCCAATCGGCGTATCTATAAAGAGGCGCGCCGGCTTTATGAAGCCGCTCAGCCGTCGCAATACCGGCCAGGGGTAACGAATACCGGCTCCGCCGATCAATCGATGAATGTCGCCGGGACGAAACTCCGGCAGCTCGCGCGCCACCTCGAGGAAAATCACGATCTCGTCGTCTCCGTATTCGACGACCTGGTTAACAATATTGTCGGCGACGGCGCCAGGGTGGCGCCTATGGTCCGGCTCAAATCCGGCGAGCTCGCGCGCGAGACGAATAAACGGATCGCGGAATTATGGGATGAGTGGGCGCAGTCGCCGGACACCTCCGGCGAATACGGATTCGAGACCGTCGAAAGGCTTTTATGCCGGTCCTACCTCCGCGATGGCGAGATGTTTTGCCCATTAGTAACGACGTCACGGTTTAACTATAAAACGCCGGTCTCCCTCGCGCTCGAGCTCCTCGAGGCCGATTACGTCCCGTTTGATCTACATGACGACAAACGTAATTTATTACACGGGATCGAGGTTAATGCATGGGGCGCGCCGACCTGGTACCACGTTTTAAAAAGTCATCCCGGGGACCCGGTCACAGTATGGGAGCCGACACTCGAGACGAAACGCGTCGCCGCGCTCCGTATGATTCATCCGAAATTTACGCGCCGACTCCGACAACGTCGCGGCGTGCCGATCGTCCATGCGGTTATTAATCGTTTACGCGATATTAATGATTACGAGCAATCGGAACGGATCGCCGCGAAAGTCGCGAGTGATTTAACGTGGTTTATCGAGCGAACGAGCGAATATAACGGTCCGGTCGACGTTAACGCCGCGAAGAATCGGACCTTGCAAATGAGCGCCGGCGCCGGGTTCACGTTATTACCTGGCGAGAAAGTCGGGACGATATCCAGCGACCGGCCGAATCCGAAACTCGTAGATTTCCGTAATGCGATGTTAAAGGCGATCGCCGGCGGCGTCGGCGGGCGTTACTCCTCGATATCGCGCGATTTTAGCGGCAATTATTCCAGCCAGCGACAAGAGCTCGTCGAGGGTGCGGTCGGCTATCGCTCCCATTTCGCCTATCTAGTCCGGCGGTTTTATCGTCCGACTTACGAAACCTTTATCGACCAGGCGTTTTTTAGCGGGTTAATAAAACTCGAACCAGGCGTCGACCGTCGAACGATTCGTCGGGTCGATTTCCGCGCGCCGGCGTTACCTTGGATCGATCCCGCGAAAGAGGCGAGCGCGTGGCAAACTTTAGTAGATTCTCGCCTCGAAAGTCATTCGGAGATCATTCGCGCGCGCGGGCGGGATCCCGACAAGGTCCGCGAGGAAATCGAACAAGAGCAGGCCGACGGGGTTTTCGCGAGCGCCGTCGAGCTCGCGCCGCCGGTCGGCGAGGCGCCGGAGGAGGAGGACCAGGACGACCAGGACCAGGACGACCAGGACCAGGACGACCAGGACCAGGACGACCAGGACGAGGACACCGCCGCTAATGGATAAAAGAGAGTTCCGCTTTTACCCGCTCGAGTCCTTTTACTGGTATCGGGGCGAGGGAAACGAGCGCCGGCTCGTCGGGAAATATATCCCGGGGAATACGTACAACTGTACTGCCGGCGAACGGCATAACGAGCTCCGCGAAAAGTGCGAACAATGGGCGGCGGACGGGAAAATCCGGATTGCATATCTCGCGCCGGGACACTCTTTTAAAGTACAAAGGATCGGAGGATAAAATATGGCCGTTCAACTATCGGTTACAGTTCGTAATGCTCAACTAGATTCGATCGAAACAACGGTCGGGACCTCGCCGTTTTTAGATATCCGCTCAGGCGCTCAGCCGGGCAATTGTGCGACCGGCGACACCGGAACGGAAATCGAGCACATGGCGCTTCCCTCCGACTGGCTCGGGACGGCGACCGGCGGGACTAAGTCGAAGGCCGGGACCTGGTCCGGGACCGCCGACGCCACCGCAACCGCCGGGCATTTCCGAATTAAGAACACCGCCGATACCATTTGCCATTTGCAGGGCTCCGTTACCGCGACCGGCGGCGGCGGCGATATGGAGATCGACAATCCGGCGATTAATTCAGGTCAGACGATTACCGTAAATACGTTCGTCATTACTGCCGGCAATTCGTAAGGCGTAATTTATGGCCGTCGCGGTTACAGTCGTCGACACCGTACAGGTTGGGTCTAACCAGACCTCGACGTCGTTTTCGTTCGCGTCCGGATCCTTTAGCGCCGGCGATCTAATAATAATTGTATTTACCAAGGACGACGACGTCGAGCCGACTATGCCGTCCGGCTTTACGAATCTTTTATCGTTCGAATCTACTAACGCAATGTGGCTGACGGTCGCCTATAAAGAGGCCGTCACCGCCGACGAAACCGCGACAGGCTATACGGTTACGCATGACGCCGAACAAACTGTCGGCGTCCTGTATAGGATTACCGGCGCCAACACGACGCCGACCGCGCATTCGGACTCGACCGATATCGCGCAATCGACCTCGATTACGTTATCCGCGGCGACTGGTAACAATGCCGACTCCGTCGTATTTACGGGCTTATGCCATGATGACGGCCGGAATATAACTAACGGCCGGTTTATCGACTCGACGGTTACAACAGAGGACTTTAACGGCCGCTCGAGCGGAGCCGTTAACGACTCTAATGGTTGCGGCATGGTTATCGGCCATTGGTCGCCCGGTTCGACGTCGATACCTTCGTTAACGCATGGCGGAATGTCGTCGGCTCAAGAAATCGCGGCATACCTGGTCGAAGTCGAGCCGGCCGCGGCGACCGGGCCGACTGCCGACGCCGATTTTACCTTGGCCGATGCCACGATCGCCGCGGACGCGGACGTCGCCGTCCAGGCGGACACCGCGTTTACTCTGGCCGATGCCACGGTCGCCGCGGACGCGGACGTCGCCGTCCAGGCGGACACCGCGTTTACCCTGGCCGATGCCACCGTCGCCGCGCTCGCCTCGGGGCAAACGATCCATAATGCCGACAGCGCGTTTACCCTGGCCGATGCCACGGTCGCCGCGATCGTCGAGGCGATCGCCACCGCCGACGCGTCGTTTACCCTGGCCGATGCCACGGTCGCCGCGGATGCGGACGTCGCCGTCCAGGCGGACACGGCGTTTACCCTGGCCGATGCCACGATCGCCGCGGACGCGGACGTCGCCGTCCAGGCGGACACGGCGTTTACCCTGGCCGATGCCACGGTCGCCGCGGACGCGGACGTCGCCGTCCAGGCGGACACCGCGTTTACCCTGGCCGATGCCACCGTCGC